AGATTGAACAGCGCATTAAGAAGATGGTACAGGACGCAGTTCCTGCTGCGGTGAGTCAGATCAGCATCCTAGCCCAGACTGCCACCAGTGAACAGGTGAGGCTCAATGCAGCCAAAGACATACTGGACAGGGCAGGTCTTAAACCTGCTGACAGGATTGAGCAGAGAATCTCCCATGAGGATAAATCTCTGGATGAACTGAAAAGAGAGTTTGAGGCACTTACTGGAGTCACAGAGGTAGAAGAAATACCCGAACTGGTGAACTGATGGCCCATGTACACTCTTATAGTCAGAGAGATGCGGATGGTATATTTCTTTACGATAAGCACAAAAGAAGGATAGGTGGACCCTACGCTACTGAGGAAGAAGCCACAAGGGCGAGTAAGGCTGTTTCTGAGGCGATGGGTGAAAGACCTGTAGAGGACTATAAGGGGTTTTTACGGGAGACTAATCCGGGCATAATTGGTGGACAATCCCCTATACCTGAAGAATATAGGCAATATAGCCCTCCTGTAACACCGGGGCTACTAGAAGATTTGTGGGATAAAGTCCCTGATATGAGGGCTAGGAAGTTTGAAGCAAGCGATCTGAAGCCAATACCACGGGCCAAGCCGTTTGATATGTCTAACGTAATACCTCTCGCAGAGGCGCAAGAACTGGCCTACAGAGGCTCTACCTACGACCCAGCATTGGGAGGGGCTAGTCCTCCAAACTACCAAGCCTTGGGGCTTATGCCCTCAGAACAGGAAGGCTTGCTTAGTCCGGGGTTCGTTACCGATATAGAATATGACCCGAAGGAACACAGGGTTCCTATAGACCCAACCCCTGCTAGATGGGGTGCAGATATGTCTGGGGTGAAATTTGGCACGGCACTCCCTGACAGGACCGCAGTAGAGGACATGATACTTGAAGCCTCTGGTATTGCTGGGGTAGCACCTCAATATACTGAGGGACTCAGGACTGAGGCGCAGAATACAGAACTAGGCGCACACGAAAAGTCCAAGCACCTGACGGGGCAAGCCTTTGATCTGGCTATATCTGGCAATAAAGCGAGGGACGAAAGATACGAGCGTGAACTAAAGCGTCTTTTTATACCCTTGGGATTTAGTGTGGTTTTAAAATCAGATCACATTCATCTTCAAACACCTCCACCCGGCACCGAACTGTTGTCTAACTCATCTTGGAGTAACTAATGCCTATCCAAAGATGCGAACTAAAAGGCGGTAAGAAAGGATGGAAATACGGGAAATCCGGAAAATGTTATGCAAGTAGAAAGAGTGCAGAGAGGCAGCAAAAAGCAATTCATGCCTCCGGCTACAAAGGAAGAACTAGAAGAAGCAGTTGAAATAGCTAGGGAGATAAGACAGAGGGAACGATACAACAGGATCGACAACTATGATCCGTACCCCTATCAACTAGCTTTTCACGAAACAGGGTCTATGGCTAACCAGAGACTCCTGATGGCTGCTAACCGCATAGGCAAGAGTTATTGCGGTAGCGCAGAAATGTCCTACCATTTAACTGGGTTATACCCTGACTGGTGGAAGGGCAGAAGATTCTACCAACCCATCGTAGGCTGGGCAGGTGGAGTCTCGAACGAGACAACTAGAGACATTGTACAATTTGAATTATTGGGTTCCCCCGATGATCCAGAGGCTTTCGGGTCCGGTACTATACCGAAAAAGCATATAATAAAGACCGAAAGGAAGCCCGGCGTTCCCAACGCCAAGAGCGTAGCTTTAATCAAGCACGTTTCCGGTGGGAACTCTTCTTTATTCTTCAAAGCCTACGAGATGGGCATAGAGAAGTGGCAGGGACGTAGTGTGGATTGCGTATGGTTAGACGAGGAACCATCAAGAGAACTTTATAGTCAAGCTGTCACTAGAACTTTGGACCGTAAGGGCATGGTTTACATGACATTTACGCCAGAACAGGGTATGACAGAGACTGTTGCCTCGTTTATGAACAACCTGAAGCCCGGACAGTCCCTGAATAACGCTACTTGGGACGATGCTTCAGAGAAAACCCTCTCAATGAAGGGTAAAAGGGGTCATTTAAACGAAGCTGTTATGGAGCAGATTCTGTCCTCATATAGCCCCCATGAGCGTGAAATGAGGCGTTATGGCAGACCTTCTATAGGTTCTGGCCTTGTATTTCCTCTCAGTGAGGAGAAAATAATGGTCGATCCTATTCACATAGAGTCGCATTGGCCTAGAATAGCTGCAATAGACTTTGGATGGGACCATCCTACGGCTGTTGTGTGGTGTGCAATAGATAGGGATGAGGATGTGTTCTATGTTTATGATTGTTACAGGGCGTCTAAAGCCTCCCCGTCCATTCATGCTGAAGTTATACGCTCTAGGCCCCATTTTATCCCCATTGCTTATCCCCATGACGGCAATAGACGAGATTCTATGGGTAATCCCGGCTTGGCTGACCAGTATAGGAGTCTAGGATGCAATTTCATGCTAGACCATTTTACCAATCCACCTGCATTGGGGAACAATAAAGGCTCAAACTCCATAGAAGAGGGGTTGATGGCTATGTTACAGGCCATAGAAGGCGAGAAATTCAAGGTATTTTCTACTCTTTCTGACTGGTTTGAAGAATTCAGGATGTATCACAGGAAAGACAACAAGGTAGTTCCTCTGAGGGATGATCTTATGTCTGCAACAAGGTACGCCTTCCAATCTCAGCGCTTTTCCGTAGCAGGTGAAGACCCGTCATGGACGAATGATGTAGAATACAAGAATTATGGAATTATTTAATGCCGATAGAAAAAATTACTGAAGAAGAACTGGTATCCAGAATAAAGAGTGAAATAACGGACTCTTTAGGGTATGGGGATACTATTTCAGCGCAACGCGAAAAGGCTATGGAGTATTATCACGGTCTTCCTTTCGGCAACGAGGTGGAAGGACGTTCCCAATTCGTGGATTCAACCGTTCAGGATACGATAGAGTGGATTAAGCCGTCCCTGATGAGAGTATTCGCTTCAGGCGATGAGATGGTTAAATTTAACCCACACGGCCCGGAAGACGTAAAGATGGCTGAACAGGCTACAGATTACGTTAATTTCGTCTTTACAAAAGACAATCCCGGCTGGGAAATCATGTACTCTTGGTTTACAGACGCATTGTTATCCAAAAACGGTATCGTTAAAGTCTGGTGGGATGAGACAGACGAATCCCAGAGAGAGGAGTATAAGAACCTCACTGAGGATGAACTGGCTGTTTTACTGAATGACCCTGAAGTAGAGGTTATAGAGCATACCGCCCCCGGAGACACCGCTGAGGGTGCTTACGGGGAGATGTCATCCGAAGGCCACCACATAGTAATCAAGAGAACAAACTACAACGGCAGGATACGGATTGAAAACGTACCGCCTTCTGAATTCCTTATTGCAAGGGATGCGAAGGACATACAGAATGCCAGATTTGTATGTCACAGGGTTCAGAAGACCTTATCTGAACTAAGGGAGATGTACCCAGATGCAGATTTAGATTCAGACGAACTGGGTGGAGGAGAAGAGGACTTTGATGCCTTTTCTGGTGAACGATCCGCAAGGTTTGATTTCGATGAGAGCAATCAATTTGGGTTTAGAGACTCAGAACCTGAAGACGCATTAAAATTATACTGGTTACATGAATCATTTCTCAAGACAGATTTCGATGGGGACGGCATTGCTGAATTAAGAAAGGTCTGTACAGTGGGTAGTAAAGTCCTTGAGAATGACGAGATAGATGCTGTACCTTTTGTCTCTCTAACCCCAGTAAAGATACCACATAAGTTCTTTGGCCTTTCTATAGCTGATCTGGTGATGGACTTGCAGTTGATGAAGAGTACGCTGATGCGTAACCTCATGGATAATATGTACAACCAGAACTTTGGGCGCTATGCCGTATTGGAAGGGCAAGCGAATCTCGATGACCTGCTCACGCAACGACCCGGCGGAGTAGTCAGAGTAAAATCCCCCAACGCTGTAATGCCCCTTACCACCCCTCCTCTGGAACCCTACTCCTTCCAAATGCTTGAGTATCTGGACGGGGTAAGGGAATCCAGAGCAGGTGTTTCTAAGATGTCTCAGGGCATGAACGATAACGCCCTGACATCTCATACGACTGCTACTGCCGTCAACGCTGTGATGTCTGCTGCCCAGAGTCGTGTAGAACTCATCGCTCGTAACTTTGCAGAGACTGGCGTGAAGGACTTGATGATTACCATATACACCCTTCTGTACAAGAACCAAGATAAACAAAGGGTAGTCATGCTCCGTAACGAGTGGGTTCCTGTACGACCAGATGTATGGAATGACAAATATGACTGTACTGTATCTGTCGCTCTGGGACAGGGTAATAAAGACCAGCAGATGATGCACCTCTCTCAAATGATCCAATTCGCATCACAAGCAATGCAGGGTGGTCTGAAGATTGTAAACGAGCAGAATATGTACAATCTTGGCTCCGCCCTTGTCAAGGCTATGGGATTCCAGAATGTGAACGATTACTTGACTGACCCAAGCCAAGTTCCAGATCAGGGTCCATCTCCAGAAGAGCAGATGGCCCAGATGGAAATGCAGATCAAGCATAAGGAACTTGAGATCAAGGCTGCTGATGTCCAGATCAAAGCCCAGAAAGTACAACAGGATGCACAGGATTCTGCTGTAGATGCACAGTTAAAGGTGGCTGAACTTCAACTTGAACGTGAACAAAAACGAGCAGTAGCTATAGGAGCAACATAATATTTAAATGGATAACGAACTAAGGGAGCATAGGGCAAATGCCCTTCTCGAAAACCCGTTGTTTCAAGAAGCATTCGATGTACTAAAGGAAGATTTAATGAACCGATGGAGTAATAGCGGTTCAGCAGATTTGCAAGCTAGAGAATCAATCTGGCTTGCAATGCGACTGCTTGACAGGATTCATGGTCATTTAACGTCCATTATAGAAACAGGACACATGAACAAGATTCTTGACGAGCAACATCCATTAATCTGATAGAGGAATTAAAAAATGGCGGAAAAGCAAGAAGCCCCGCAAGCACATGAAGAACAAACGCAACCCGGTAGTTTATGGGAAGCACAAGAGGCACTACTCAAAATGACGGAACCCGAAGGGGAAACACCGGAAACTGAGGAGGCCGAACCTGCGGAAGAAGAAGAGTCTCAACCTGTAGAGGAAGACGAATCATTGGAAGAGGAATCTGAGGAGTTTGAAGAAGACTCTGAAGAAACTGATAATCGTGCAGAAGAGGGAGAGGACTTATATGCTGTTACCATTAATGGTGAAGAGCATACAATACCCCTTGACGAACTTCTGAAAGGATATTCACGACATTCAGATTACACTCGTAAAACACAAGAACTGTCAGAACAACGAAGAGGGATGGAGCAATACCATAACCAATGGAATGCTGAAATCCAACAGATTCAGGCAGAACGACAGCAGTACGTTAATGCCCTACAAAACGTGGTTGAGGACTCTATGGGGGCTTTGGATCAGTTTGGAACCGTGGACTGGGAATCATTAAAGAACGAAAATCCGCTTGAATATATAACTAAAAGGGATGAGTTCAGAGAAACTCAAGAAAGGGTTAGGCAGGTCCAATTCCAACAGCAGCAAACCCATCAAGCCTATCAACAGGAAGCGCAAAGAAACCACAAGCGTGTTCTTCAAGAAGAGCATGGGAAGTTGGTAGATGTGCTTCCTGAATGGAAGGAGGCTGAATCACGCCAGAAACTAGGTAGCGAAATTAAAGCATACGCCATATCCCAAGGATACTCTCCAGAAGAGATTAAATCTTTAGTGGACCATCGTTCTTTACTGGTCCTTAATAAGGCTATGAAATTCGACAAGGCTTCTTCACCCGATGTAGTTCAGAAAAAGGTGAAAAATAAGCCACGTGTAATTCGCGCAGGTTCGCCAAGAACCAAGGCTGATGCAGGAAAACAAAAACGTACTACCAAAATGAAACGTCTACGAAGTAGTGGTCATGTCGATGATGCGGCTTCTATTTTGGAGGATATGTTTAACTCTTAACAAGGAGAATAAAAAATGGCAATTGCTACAAATACGTCACTGACGTATAGTTCCGTAGCGATTCGCGAGGATTTATCTGACGTAATATACAATATTGCGCCCTTGGATACCCCCTTCATGTCAGGTTGTGCGAAGACAAGTGTGGATAATACTTTCTTTGAATGGCAGACTGACTCGATTACTGCTGGTGCAGCTAACCGAAAAATTGAAGGCGACGACAGCATTGCTGCCACCGCACGGGTACTCCCAACGCGATTAGGGAATTACTGCCAAATAAGTCAGTACGTGAATCAAACTTCAGGAACAGATGACGCTGTAAACTATGCCGGACACGGCAAACATCAGGCTTACCAGTTGGCTAAAAATGGCAAGCGCATGAAGAGAGACATGGAATCCATGTTGCTTCAGAACATCGTAAGAAGTGCTGGCAGTTCAACTGCTGCCCGTGCAACTGCTGGTGTTCCTGCGTGGCTTGCTACCAACTATGTGTCGATGAATCCGACATCGGGTTCACG